TCAAGTTAATTTTATTACTAGTACACCGTTGTTTTTATAATCCTCAAAACAAGTCATCGAGTATTCATTAGTTAAATCTTTAACAATACTTTTCATCTGTTCCGAAAAACCTGTTATTACTCTAACTTCTTTTTTATTCTTTTTCATATTATCCCACAAAAAAGAATCTAACAATTGTTTCACTTCATTATGTTTGACTCCGTGTAAATCTAACTCACTCATTGATATTAACAATGCTCTTTAATATTATTTTGTAGTCGTTAATTTCTTTTTCTTTTTTTTCTATATAATTGTAGATTGATTTAATTACCCATAAAAAAACAACATCATCTTTTATTAGATTATTATTATTTAATGGATAATCATTGTGTAAAGTTTTATTTTTAGTGTCATAAAAATAATTTTTTCTATCATTTAAATAACAACTAAAAGTAATAACATCACCGTTAATAGATATTTCACTCACTTCAAAAAGGTATTTATTTTTAGATAAAAATTTTTCTTCTAATGTTTTTTCTTCTGAATAGTTTTTATCTATTTTTGTTTTACCGTATTTTTTTTCCATTAACTTTAAATGTAAATCCCAATCAATAATAGAGAGTTGGCCCATTTTTTTTAATTTAAACTATCTTTTAAACAACAACTTTTTTCTAATTGTTGGTTACTTGAATAAGCATCACATTTTTCTTTTGACGTTTTACAAGACAATAAAATAGATACTGCCAGTAATAATAAAAATAATTTTTTCATTTTTTTTTAATTAATTATAAATGAACTTACGTTCTTATAGTGTTTAAGCACTTTTTTTTCCTCCATTGTATGACTATTTCTAATTATATTATCTTTTTTATGTTCTTCTTTTGACACCTTTATTGTCATCCATAAATAAAGATTCTCATAAAGCCAATCATTAACCATATAATCAATGTTATAATTAGATTCTTTAAAACTTTGATGTACAAATTTACCAATTTCTACCACCCCAAAAACATGGTCATTTGTACAATTTTTTGTATTTTTACACCCTTCAGTATAAATACCAGAAGGAATTCCTTTTTGTGTCCCCACACCCCAATAACCTAAACCAAGACGCCACATAAATGAGGCTAATTCTTTTTCAGAACTATCTTCCTCTATTTCCACTAAAAGATGTTTTAATTGTTTTTTAAACCATCTTTTGTATTTTTTTTCGTTTTTAAACCAATATTTTTCCCTATTGTTTTGATTAAAGTATTCTATCGGATTCATTATTTTTTTCTTTTTTAGGTTTACGCCCTATTTTTTTTGTTGTTTTGGACTTTTTTTCAGGGTATTCCCCAAGACCATCAATTACTATTTTTATTTTTTCTGGAAAAAATTGGTTTAAACCAACACCTAAATTAACTTCAAAAGTTTTCATATTCATTTTTCTTTCTTTTGTAACAATAGTTAATGCATTTGATAATGTCCAATAAGCGTCCCAAAAACCACTTCTATCGTCAAGAAAAATATTTGCATACAACTTTCCATTAACACCATAAGGTTTATCCCATTCAGGGTACATTTCATTTATTCCGTGTACCATAATTCCAAGCTCTTCAACTTGTTTTTTAGCTTTTTTCAACTGTTCTTTACTTCTTGCGGTATTTATTAAAAAATAAATCCCTTCTTTTTGACACTCTAAAATCAAATCAACCATTTTTTTACAGTTATCTTTAATTTCCTCGTTGTAAGGAATGATTGTATCATCAAGGTCACAAGCAATTATAATCTTACCATTTTTCAACCATTCCTTAACCAATCTGTTTGTATAAAAATTTGCGTGATATCTTTTATTCATCTTTTGTTATTTTTTCGTAAATTGAATGTAATGTATTAGATATTTGTGATTTAATCTCTTCTTCATAGTTTATCCTTTGATCCTCAACTTTAGTATCGTACAGTTTAGTTAATTTTTCAATGTCCCTTTGACCTAAATGTGAAACATAATGATAAACATGGTTAGTGATTTCAACTTTACTATCTTCAATAATAACAAATATGTCTAATGATTTATTGATTATGTATCTTTTACCTGATAGTGGTGCAATAGTAAATTTAGAGTCAGGGTTACTAATCATTTTTCTAACTATTGCTGTAGTTATATTTTCATAACCTGTATTATCTTCAGGTGCTTTAAACCATTTAGAACCCCTTTCCCAAAGATAAAATTTAACAAACATCCTTTTGTATTGTCTTCTAATCCACTTTTTTAAATTACTCATATTAAATTATATTTTGATTTTTTTGTATTTTTTTTTCTATTTCTTCTATTAAAAACTGTAACCTATGTAAGAAATCAGAATTTATATTAAGTTTTTCTATTTCTTCTTGACATTCATACAATTTTCTTAAAGCTTTTTGTTCTTGATTAATTTCTTTAAACTTATTTTGTGTACTTTCATCACCTAAAAAAGTTTTACCCTTACTAATCTCATCCCAATCAGATTTTTTAATCGATATCCTAGAATCGTCTAATGTACAAAAAACCTCATTTTTAAAAATTTTAACATCTTTTAGCCTATCTGGACTAACAAAAATTGTTGTGTCAAAATCACTTTCGTTAGGAAACCTAACTTTTAACTCTATTCTACTCATTTTTTTATTTTAAAACAATAATACAAATATACTAATTTTTCTTAAAAAGAAAAATAAATTCTAACATACAAGTTAAAAACATTGCAAGAGGTCCTAAAAAAAATAAACAAAAAATTGTATTAATTAATCTTTTCATATTTTATATTAAATTAGGTAATATTTTTTCTAAAGTATAAATCGCTTCTTTATCTTTTTGTGATTTAACTTTTTTTGATTTTAAAATTTGTAATTCTTTTAATATCTCAGTTCTTTTAGAAGGAGATTCATTTAATTCCACCACAACTTCATTTTTTATTTCAGATTTTTTTCTACTTCTAGTTTGTCTTTTTGGTTTTTGTTTTTCTTTTTTATTTTCTAAAAATATGTAGAAAAAACAAACAAACATTAAAACATTTAATAAAAGAGATACAAATAAAGTGAGACCCATATAATTCATACACAAATATAATAAAATTATATTAAACTTTTAATACTTTTTTAAAATATTTTAAATATTTTTCAATGTCTTCCTTATTATTTAAATAAAATTGTAAGTCATTGGGTTTAGAAACATCTTCACCTAAAATTATTTTTAAAGCAAATTTTTTTATTTCCTTTTTCATTATCTAATAATAGTTAAATGTCCGTGATCTGAAATTTTACTGTCGTCATCAAAAACATTAAATCGTAATTTCCAAATATAAACCCCGTCAGGACATTTTTTTCCGTTGTATGTTCCGTCCCACCTTCCGTTAGGATCTTGAGACTCCCATACAACATTACCCCATCTATTAAAAACTAAAAACTCAAAACCATTTATATCATACCCTTCTGTCATTACAGGTCCATATATTTGATTTGCCTCGTTATCGTCGGGTGTAAAACAATTAGGAACCCAATAAATAACACCAGGGCAGTCAGTTACAATTACTTGTAAACTTTCTTCAACATAACAAGGACCATTTTCTTTTCTAACCACTATACTATATGTTCCAGCATTACTAAACGTATATGTTAATTCGTTTGTAATATATGGTGAATTATTAACATACCAAGTATTTGTACCTTCACTTGTAGATGTGGAGAAATAAGTAACAGTTTTAGACTCTCCGGCACAAAGTTCTATTGACTGTTGTGCCGAAGTTTCTAAGGACAAAAACAAAAATAATATGAAAATAATTAATCTCATTTAGTTATGTTGGATAGGTGATAATGTTGGTGTACCATAAACAGGGACAACAACAGAAGTTGAAAACGTACATCCAGCAGACCCAACAGTATATGTTACGGTTGATGTTGCGTTTGTACCATTCGCTACGTTATCAGGGCAAAATTGGTTTCCTGAAACACCAGTACCTGACCATGTTCCACCTGCGGGTGAACCAACTAATGTAACACATGGGTCAGATTCACAAAATGGCCCTAATGCTTGTATTGTTGGGATAACTTGATAAATTAATACATTTAAATTTACAGGTGCTGCCGGACAGTTTGCTGGTGCTGGTGAAGAATAGGTTACAGATACACCATTTGTGATTAATCCAGGTGATGCTGCTGACCAGTTTACAGAAATTGAGTTTGTTCCTTGACCTGCGGTAATAACACCGGGTGATGTAACAGTCCAAGTATAAGTTCCCGAACCAACAGATGGTACAGTATACGTAGACAGTGCTGTTGATTGATAACAAACCGTATCTGGATTTGTTGTTGATAACTGTGATAATGAAATCCCCGAAATCATCATCATTAAAATAAATAATAATTTTTTCATAATAGTTTAATTATGGTTTATTGGCCCCACTACTATTTGAGGGGGATTTGTTAATGTTACTGTGGCGTTAGAAACACAACCTGAGGCATCCGTCACTGTAACTGTATAAGTGCCTGCAGGTAAATTAGTTGCGGTTTGCGTTGTTTGAACGGGGGAGGTACTCCAAGTATATTGATAAGGTGAAACGCCACTAGGGTTGGCAGTCGTAGTACCATTAGAATAACCAAAACAAGTTGGGTTAACAGATGTTGCATTTGTTGTGCAACAATTAAGTAAAGCTGAAAATTGGTAAACAGGATCATCTAAACAAGCTGGAGATGTCCAACTACCTGTCTCACCATCAGAGGTTGTGTTAATTGATAAACTAAGATTAGTACCTAAAGAACAATTTGACTTTGTTGTTATTCTCCAGCACCAAGTCCAAGTACCTGTACCATTAACAGGTGAATAACCATAATTATTATTAAAAATACCATCAGGACCCGTTGGCCCAACTGGATCAACATCTACCCACCATCCTTGACCTAAAGGGCCATTAGCCCAATACCAACCATAACCTCCTGAAGGTATTGGTGGCGTTCCGTTAGATTGTAATGTCGTTAAATTCCAACCATTACCAAATGTGGGTATAATACCGTGTATCCAATTGGCGTTTACTTGATTATAATTTGTAATTGTATAACAAAATGTTACTTGAGTTCCTGGTAAATATGCTCCGTTTGTTGGTGGTGGTGTGACTGTTAAATTAGATGAGGTATTACAATCAGCACAATCATTTGAAGCGTTTATAGACATGTTAAAATTACCTGTGGTTGTGGAGTTCATACCACTAATTTGTATATAGTATGTTTGACCTATAGCTAATGGTTCAAAAGTTGCTGAATTTGCTCCCGCCGTTGTTCCGTTATTATCACACCCTGTCCCTGATAAGTTATTACAGTTAGTACCATTCCACAGAGAAATTGCGGGACTTGGTAATGCAGGTGAACCCCCTGTTATGTTGATAGTAACTCTTGTTCCTGTGGCTACAAATCTATACCACACATCAAGTGCTGGTGCTGGTTGATTTCCACCCGTTGAACATCCCAAAAGATATGTGTAAGGGGTTGGTGCGGTTGCACCTATATTGGTACCACTAACATTAACCGTTGACCCAATTCCGTTTGGACATGCCACAGGATTAGGTAGTGTAATTACAGTAGCATTAGAACAATTGTCATTTATTGGTTGACTAAAACCAATAAATGATGTAATAACCAATAGTAAAGTTAAAAAATATTTCATAAACTTTTATATATAATAAATACGAATTGTTTTAGTAAAAGTGGTTTTTTGTGTTTAAAGATTAACAATTCTTGGTTATTGTTTATTAAAAACCCTATGTTGTTTAATTAATTTTAAAATCAGTAACTTTAATAACAAATAAGAACCAAAAAGAAACATTAAAATAAACGGTAAAAGTGGTGTCCAACCAATTAAATAATTATAAAATTTTAAATCTTTTTTAACTACCCCTAAAGTCATCATACTATATTGTAGAGACAATAAAAACCCTATAAATAAAAACAAAGAAAAAAATCCTATTAACTCAATCATTGTTATTTTAACATAGTTCTCTATTATAAAGATTAACCAGTAGTAATCTGGCGAATTTAAAATCTTTTACTCGATTAAGTTTTAAACCATAAGCTTTAGCGATAACATCTAAATGTGGGTAAATTTCACTAATACCCATTTTACCAATTAATTTTTGTTCCATAAATAATTTTATTTTATAAAAATTAATTTGTCAACTATTTGAGGGTAGTTTTATAAATCTAAAAGATAATTATTGAGGTAGGTTGGTATCTCATCAAAGGGTACCTCAAAACTTTTTTCTGTTGGACTGTAACGATCACCTTTTTTTAATTCTAATAAAGCAGTTTCAGTGTTATAATTAGGTGTTACTGTCCATAAATTATCTTGGGGTCTTTTTATTAGTAAATAATATGACCTAGTGTTCATATTATGATATGGTTTAAAACCTAAATTGTCTATGATATTATGAAATTTTCTATAAACCACTACCTCTTCATCATCATTTAAAAATTCTTCTGCATTGTCTAAAAATTTATTAAAATAATGTGTCATTTCATCTTCAGACCCAGAATAGTCCCACTCTTCGTAAAACCAATCGTACCATGATTGATCAGTAATCGGACTAGAAACTTTAAATAATAAATTTGATAGGTTATTTATAGATTTATCGGAAAAAATTTCCCAAACAACATCCATTGGAATAGTGATTGTTAACTCATTTCTATATAAACTCCACTTTGATTTAGTTTTATCAACTTGTTTACCAAATTCATCAGCAATACTTAACCATCTATTTCTTTGAACAGCGTAACCAACACTAGTTAAGTAGTTATCGATTAAGTCATTATAATATTCTCTTAATGGTTTATATTTTAAAGCCGAAGAAAGACTCAACATATCATCCCTACTTGCGTAATCATCGATTTTAACATCACTACCAACAACATTTAAAATATTTTGAAGTCTTTCTTTTTGTTCGTCTGTTAGATTATAATGAGAATAATTAAATTCACTCGTATCAACCTCTTCAAAATCTTGGTTACCATCAAAATTTCTACCATGATAAAAAAGTGTTTCTAAAAAACCGGCATTATCACTATAAACATCACATACATCAACCCACCAATCCCAATCTAAAACAAAAGTGATATTATCTTTATTAATATTAATTACACAATCATTATCGGAATCAAAACAAACCTCATCATCATTAAAACGATTGCCTAATTGAAACTTATCAGGAACTTCTTTAACCCAATCCCAATCGGATGATTCAATTTCTTCTCTTATGATTTTTTTAATACTCACATTAATAAATATCTAAAAAATATTATTAATATTGATTAAGTATTATTTATAAGAGCTCTTTTATTTTTTCAACTAAAGTATTTGATGGCATAACACCAGATTGTCTCCAAATAGGTTCACCATTTTTAAAAAGAATTAAAGTAGGTACACCCCTTATACCATATTTAATGGCAACATCTTTATTATTATCAACATCAATTTTTAAAATAGTTGTAGAATTACCTAACTCATTTTTTGTTTGTTCTATGATAGGGTTCATCATTTTACACGGACCACACCATGTTGCATAAAAATCCACTAAAGTAGGTTTTTCTGAGTTTATTATATCGTTAAAATTATCTCCCATTAAACTATTGTTTTAAGTTCTTTTATTTTATTTTCATCTATTGGATATTTTATTTCTTTAAAATCCCATAGGTTATCACTTTTTTTATTGTTACAATTATAACAAGATATTACAAAATTTTTTTCATCTTTTTTTAATTCACCGTATTTTGATTTAGGGTAAAAATGATCAACAGTCGCAACATCTTTACTATTTAACGGCTCACACCAATCATATATTTTTAAATCTTTTTTTCCACAATACTCACAATGAATTTCACCGTGTTTTACTTTTTGTTCTTTTAAAAAATTTAAATTAAATTGTAGTTGTAACCATTTTTCTTTATCTTTTTTTGCCCACAAAGGCTCTTTATTACACATTATTCTTTTTAATTTCAATTACCTCGTAAAGCCACCCACTATCTGAATTATGATTTAAAATATTTACTAATTTTTGAGCATCATCTACTGAGGTAAGTTCTAATAACTCACTATGTGAATCTGTTAATAAAACATAGGTTTTTTTACCTTTGGCGTCAGCCATTATTTTTTTTATTACATAAGTTGTATTCATAAAACAATAATAATTAAAATAACTAAATAAGAAAAGTTTTAAAAAGGTAAATCACCATAATTGGTGTTATTTAATTTACCTAATTTTTGATTAATTATTTTATCTAGTTCATCTAATTTTTTTCTTTTTTCTGGGTCTTTATCTATAAGGTATTCTTCATAAAGTTTATCCCATTCATCTTCCAATTTATCTATCTCAGAATTTAAAGTTTGATAATTAACATTCTTATCATCAAAAGAATATACCGGTCTTGTAACATTTGATTGTGTTGTAGCTGAATAAACTTTTGGTTCATATTTTTTAACTGGTCTATTATGAACATACCTCATTTTATCTATACGTTTAACAATATCCCTACCACGTTTATTAAAATACCTTTCAGTATAATTTAAAAAATCTATTACATTTTTAAATTTTCTAAACAAAGGTATATCATAGTCTGTAATAAGAGTTGACCAAGATTCTTGTAAACCTTTTGCTGGTTGACCTTCTTTATTTAAAAAATTTGAAGCTTTAAAATTCATCATTTTTTTAGCAGAATCACGGTAACTATCAAAACTAACATCGTATTCATTTTCTAAATAAGCCGGAGTTTCTAATTTAGAACCTAAATAGTAAAACTTAATTACAGGAACTAACATAGGACTTAATTTATAAGCTCCACCTAAAACTAATTTTTCAAAATCTGGTGTATAAATATTTTTAATTTCCCATGTGTCCCTAATTGGTGGTGCCCCCTTACTCATACGATTCCAATCATCGTAAGCATGTTTTATTTCGTGTATTAAAGCTGAACCACCAATGGTAGACATTGGCATGTTTAAATAAACAATATATTGACCGTTTTCATCATATCCAGATTTCCAATGGTCATATTCTATTCTATTAGAAGAAGTAATAACCCACTTATCGACTTTAAAATCTTCATAAGCATCAGGAAAATCTTTACCGTTTATTTCTATTTTATCAATTTTGGGTTCTGGTGTGTATGAATATTGGCCTGAGTAAGACCAAGAATTATTTTCATTCATGTAGTATTGATACTGACTAAACTCCATTTCATCGTCGGTTACCGCAAAAACCTCTTCATATTTTTCATTATAAAAGGCTTTACCCATAACCATATGGTCCAATATCATTTCTAAGATACCATCTAAATATTGGTCTGGGAAAGAAGAACCAACAGTATCTATTGAAAATTCACCCTCCCCGTCTAATTCAACTTCAAATAACTTACTTCTTACAACATTTTCAATTCCAAGAAAATCCTCAAAAATATCTGGATTAATGTATAACTCCTGTCCGTATATTAAAGCACTATCATACTTTTCACCACCATGTGATTCAAAGTGAGTATATTCAGTAGAAAATTCTTTTTCCTCTTCCTCTTTTTCTTTATTACCCTTTAAAAAATCAATTCCGGCTTGGTTTAAACCGTAATATAAGTCATCATCATCCTTATATTTACTTTTTGGTTTTTCTGTTTGTTTTTGATCTTTTAATTTTTTTCTTTCAACAGAAACATAGTCGTCGACATATCTTTCAATTATTTGTGCCCATTTCCTAACTTCAAAAGAAATACCTGCTACTTCTAATAAAATTTTTTTTATTATTTTTTTATTATTCATATAATATAAATATTACCATGAACAACATTATTTCTTTTTACTCAGGAATATCTCTTTTTTCCCCAATACCTAACTTTCTTTTAATTAATTCAGCTATTACCATTAACATTTGTGGTGTTAAACCTTGTTCAATAACTAAATTTGATTTAGGTACAAACCTGTATTCATTGTCTATTTTACCTAGTACAATAGTAAAAACAGACTCACAAATAACATTATTTAGGTCATCTATGTAAATATAATTAACGCTGTGAATTTTTTCTGATAATTTCTCCATTATTTTTTTTCTTTAAAAACATCTATTATTTTTTCTAATTTACTTTTTTGTTTCTTCTTTGGTCTAATTGTAATTTTTTCTTTATCATTAATTCTAGAGTCACCAATATGGATATTAACCGTATTATGTTTTCTACCTTCATTAAAATTAAATTTAATCCTATTAAAATCTTCTCTATCAGATTCAATATCTACTGATAGAGAATCTTTGGGTATTAAATTTAAACCATTCTCATCCCAAATTATTTCAAAATATAAATTTATATCATCTACATTATTTAGATCTATTTGATATAATACCTCCTCAGGTTTGACCCATATTTTTTGGCCTTTATCTAACACTTCATAACTACCATTAGCCATAAAAGAATTTGGGAGATTAACAACCTTAACCTCCCTACCATCTTTTAATTTTAAGATGTCATCTTTTTTATATATTAACATTACCGACCTCTTTCATCTGAGTATTCAATATTATGATTAACATCAATACCCTCACCCCTTTCTTCTACAGAAAGATAGTTCAAGACTGCTATATAATCATTAGCAACTGGTTCATTATAATAAGCAGTTCTCGCAACCATTACCTCTTCTTGTGCTTCAGGGTAATCAATTTCTTCTACCATCATTTGCTCTTCATTAACCATTAGTTCTTCATGTAAAACACTAATAGGTTTGCCACGGTCTAATCGTAAAAAATCTTCAACTTCCTCTTCACTAAATTTATTAAAGTTACAAACATGAACTGATAAATCAGAAAACTCTCTAATTTTAAGTAAAAGTTCAGTAGGTATTGTTGTCTCTAAAGAATCTATTCTAACATCTTTTTGATTCCAAACTGAAAATTCTTCTGGTGATGAATTAAATCCATACTTTATACCATTAATTTTATCAATAACATAAATTAAAATACCATTTTTTGAGTATCGATAAAAATAGGAAGGTTCACTTTTCATCGCTGTACACCACTTTGTATTTGAACCGTAAGCCAATGAGGCTTTAAATGATAATGGTTTTAAAATCAACCACTTGTCGTCTTCGTGGATAACCTCTATTTTTTTACTTATTTCTTTATCTAATAATTTTATTTCCGCTTTATTAGTTTCAGCAATGATATTAGACCAATCGGAATAAGAATTAATATCTGTATCATCAATTCTATTATTTTCTAAATGTTCAGCAAAACTTTTTAATACTCTAATGTTTTCATTACCTAGAAAATCCATCAAAACTTCTTTATAAATGTCTTTAATTCTATTAAAAGTTTTATTATCTTTTTTAAACATCTTCACTAAAAAAGGTGTTAATTTTTTAGTTTTTGTTTCATCAAATTCAGATATAATATCAATTAAGTTGATGTTTAAATTTTTGTTTTGTTCTTTTAAATTTTTAATTCCCATGTTTTAATTTTTTATTGATTAATAATACAAATTATTAAATTTGAAATCAATAAAATGTGAAAAATTATTTATTATAAACCCTACCTTTCACCCAACCTAATGATTCGTATTTTGAGTAATCTTCTTTTTTAATTTTTAAATTTTTTTCACCGTTTGTTATCCAACAAGTACCAAATTGTGAATTTTTTTCACCCATACTATTAAAAGAATTTTTTTCACCTATTTTTATTTTAGTTTCTTCTGTATGATTTCTACCCAACCAATAATAATTAATTCTACCTTTATTAGCTTTACCAATATACTTCAATTGGTTTGTTTTAGGACATATTAGTCCATAAATAAATGTTGTTTGCATAAAAAATCCTTTATATTTATATATAAAGGATTTGGACAAACGTCCCAGAGAGCGTAAGAATAAGATTCGAACTTTTGTCTCCTACCAGGATTGGTAAGTGTTTTGACCACTAAACTACTTACGCATATTTGGGGGAATTTCACCCCCACAATATTTTACAAACTTTAAGTCTCTTTCTCTATAATTAAGTCCTCGATACTTTCCGTGATTCAATTGAATCCGTCCATCTATCTATACTTCTGTTTTTTTCTAGACTTCTGTTTGATTACAATACAATATTACAAACTTTTTTTTAATCAGTCAATAACTTTTTATCTTTTTTTTCTTTCTACACCAAAATTAATTTTATACCAAACTCTTTCATGGATATAATACGTTATTATTTTAATAAAAAAGTCTACACTACCAACAGAAAGACCCATTTTAAAGTCACCAGTTAAAAAAGTTGTTATAATGGATGTTATACAAGAAGAATATACTCTATAAGTAATAGATTTAAGTAAATGTCTTTTATGACTTATATTCGGTTTCATATAAATATTTTTCTACGTCTCCCTGAATTGAAATATCAACCATCTCTTTCCATTCTTCATTATTGTTTTTAATTGATTCCCTAATTTTAGTGGCTGAAATAAACGCTAATTCTTCTGTTGGTGTGAATTCATTTATCTCATAACCAACACCTCTACCATAGTTTACAGATTCAATATCAGGAATAATCATTACTTTAACATCATCACCTTTTGCTTGATGATACTTCTCAATCATACTAACTGTTTGTTCAGTTGTAAATGGATTTTTTTCATCGGGTTTAATGTCCCTTACCATAATTAAAGTTGGGATATCTTGGTTTAATTTTTGTTGTATTAAATTTATGTGACCATAATGATATGGTTGATATCGGCCAATAAAAATTGCGTATTTTTTATCTTTATTTGTGGTAGGTTGTCCACCGTGGTTTTTCTTTTCCCAAATCATTATATTAAAAAACTTTTTTTGTTATTAAATAATCATAAATAAAATTAGTAGATTCTTCTATGGTCATTTCATCACTTTTAACTTCAAGAGTTGGGTTTAACGGTTCTTCATATGGTGAATCTATTCCAGTGAACATAGGTATTTGACCTAATCTCGCTTTTTTATATAAACCTTTTGGGTCTCTTGACTCACAAACTGATAAAGAGGCATCAATATAAACCTCAATAAAATCATCTTCACCAATTATGTTTTTGGCATTATTTCTTTCTTCCCTAAAAGGTGAAATAAAAGCGGTTATTACAATAACACCGATATCTGATAATAATTTAGCAACTTCAGCAATTCTTCTAATGTTTTCTTTTCTATCATCATCAGAAAAACCTAAATCTTTATTAAGGCCCATTCTAATATTATCCCCATCAAGAATATATGCTAATTTATTTTCTTTTTGTAATTTAATTGCCAATTCATTGGCAATTGTTGATTTACCAGAACCAGATAAACCAGTTAACCAAATAACTAACGATTTTTGTTTTAATATTTTTTCTCTATCTTCTTTTGTTATTTTATGTTTACTTTCAAATAAATTTAATTCCATTTTATTTTTTTTTTAACTAAAGACCTTTATTGATTTCAGATAAAGCAGAATCGAATAATTTTTTTGCAACAGATTGGTTCCAAAATCTTGTTTGTTGTTTTGTTTTTTCAGTTTTTGATAAATTTATTTTAAAACCATTATCTTCTTTATTAACATAAGAAACCATTTTTTTATTTAATAAAACTTCTTTAATAGTTGATATCATTTGAGAAACTCTTAATTCATACTCATCTTCATTCAAATATTTTTTATTGGTTTCTTCATCTTCGTATAAATCAGAAAAAGAAACACAAAACTCAATGACACTATTTTTTTCTAGGTTATTATTAAAATCACCACTACTAATTGTTTCTATTAATTTAGATACCATATTTTCTAAATTAAAATTTGGTCCTACTCGACGATACAATCTTCTACATATTGGTATGTAAACTTGGTCTAAAAAATCAGTATCTATTTTATTATTTATAGAAATAACTGACAATATTATTTTTGTTGCATTATCATATATTAAAGCCAATTCTTCTTTTTCCCAAAGTTGTAAACCATCTAATAAACCTAGTGACTCCCAACGTTCAATTATTTCAGATTCAAATTCCATTTATCAATTCTTTAGTAGTTATAAAATTTAAATCTAAAACCTCTTTTACTTGTGTGTTTAATTCTGGGTTAAATGCTGCTGATATAATATCTTCTTTTTTGAATACTTGTCCATTAATATTAATGTTAGCGTCAGAAACTACATAAACAACATAACCTCTTCTAAGAAGAGAAAGAGCTGTGTCACCAACATCAACACCGTATAAATAAAAAACAGGTCTTTGCATTATTGGTATACCTAAATTATTTATTAAAGCTTCAGAAAAACTGTTACCCATAAAAAAATCTTTTGTTTTTTTAGTTACAACAATGTTTGAATTTCTGTGTATCTCTGGAAAAACTAAATTCCCACCCTCCCAATTTATTAAAAAATAATTAACTGGAGCTGTTTCTTTTATGAATCTAGCACCCTTTGTATCTTTAACACAATGTTTTGGTAATTTTTCTCTGTAATCAGGCATTTCAGAAAAAAATTCTGAATCCTCTTTAAACCATCTAATACTATGGACAGTTTTTAAATTATTTTTTGATACGTATTGGCTTATTAAAGCCAAATTATCTAATATGGATTCACCGTTTGGAATATCTACACTATCCCTATTAAAAAAATCTTGTTGTGTGTCAACATTAAAAAAAACTTTACCAAACATTTTAATCTTCTCCGTTTAAATTTTTAATTATTGCCTCAAAATAAGAGGCCTTTTCTTTAGCTTTATAAAATTCCTCTACCAAGGCGTCAATAACATTAATAGAATTTAATGATGGGTTATTTAATTCTGAACCTATTCTAGCAACAGAACTTTTCATTTCATACTGATATTTTGTTCTTATTGCATCAATTAATTTTTCTTCCATTATAAACTTCTTATTTTATAGTTTGTTATTAATTCAGCCATCTCTTTTAGGGTGTTATTGTTTTCAACCCACATAATAGCTATTAAAGATTTCGCATCAATACTTTGGTATGGTGGTATCATCTTTTTCTCCTTATTAGTGTTATCCATAACCATCATATTAAGAGGGTCCTCAACAAATAATTTACCACCTAAACCCAACCTTTCAATTTCTATTAAGTTGTAATCAACGTCACCTAAGTCTTCAATAACTTTATCACTAACCTCAACATAAAAAAGTGAACAAACTTCACTTGAGTTGTCGGTATCAATAAAATAACTTGTTATTGTTTTGATTTCATCAACTTTATAACCAGTAACTTCTGTTACAACCCTTTTTATTGCTTGTGATTCTTTTTCTCCTTCTTCGATTTTACCATTAATAACCTCAACGGTAACACCTTCAGCGGCAATGCGATACTTTTCTACAAAAATATATTTTTTGGTTAGGGTATTATAAACTAAACCAGAAACAACATTATCTTTTATTAAAACTTCGGTTTCTAATTCTTTATCACCTAACTTTTTAGAAACTTTTTTTATTTTATGAAGCCCATCATAAATTAATTCACTCTCAATTACATTATCTTTAGACATTTTCTTCTAAATTTTCTTCTTTGTTATTATCTTTTAAACCGTCAATTTCCTGTTTAAACATTTCCATAAATTTATTTTGCATACTTCTTTTTTTTGACTCTAATCTTTTACGTCTAGCTTCAACCTTTTTTTTATGGTCTTTTCTGTGTTTACTTTTTGGCATAATTAAAACTTTTTATTAATATTTTATTTAAAACAATTTTAATAATTTAATCTGATAAATTAAAGCCTATTTTGAATAAATGGCTTGAGGTAAATTTCTTCTGGCATATATTAACCAAGTATTAAATAGTTCTTTTGCCTCTTCTTGTGTGATATTACCAATTTCAATGTCTTTTTCCAAATCACGAATCATAATTGTATCTAAAGGAAGTCTTTCTTTTTTTGCTCTACGATAAAAACCGTGTACTAAAGCCTCAACCTCAGAGGGGTCCATATGGTGTAAATAGGTGGTTTCATAATCAGCGGTTGACGGTACTAAAGGTTGGTTTCTAGTTTTAAATCTTTTATCGGTAAGACCTTTTTCTTGGACATAATGTTCTATTTCGTGTCTAACATCTTCGTTTAACTTATAATAAATTTCTTTATAATATTTTTTACCGTAATTTTCGTTAATAGTTACCTCTATAACAAAATAATCGTCGGTAGCGATAAAAGAATTTACATAATAAGGTATTTCTTTACCATTAAATTCTATTGAGTCTTCGGTTCTTTGTATTCTTAAATCTACATTTATTTTTATTCCTGAGTATTTGTGATAATACGGACCTTCTTCCTCAGGTAAATCTATTTGTGTAACATCATTTAATTCCCCTTCAGTTTCTTTAATATAATACATAACATCATTAACAATTTGTTTAGTTAATACATCATACCTACCTTCTAATAATATTTTTGATTTGTTTTTAATCATCATAGTCATCAAATAATTCTGGATTACTTAAATGGTTTATTTCATCACTAATTGTTTCAAGACTATAATAAATATTTTTTAACTCATCACCAATACTTTTAACTGACAAAGCAACCAATTGGTCGTTACCAACCTCCTCATCTTTATCCCATTTTACTTGTGGAGCTTGTTTGTAAAACTCATCTATCTTTTGTATTAATGGAGATATTTTATACCTTGTTTCCTCAACCCAATTAGATATTTCGTTTACAGGTACATCTTTATCAGCCTCATTAGTCCAATCCCATTCAGATTCTTTTAATATTTTTTTAATTATATTTTTCATTTTTTAACCCAAACCTCTTTTTCATTTTTTAATATAACTTCTTTAGCACTATAAATAGGTTCCTTACTCTCATACTCAATAAAGGTATTATCCCTATAAGGGTTATAAGTCACCAAAGTCCAACCCTCTGTGTTGTAATCACTACCAGAGTCAATTATTTTACCAACAACACCAGCATGAACATTTTTTGTTTTTTCTTTTCTTACACGAGATTGACCCCCTTTTTGTACTTTAAAAATTACATCTTTTAAATGTATGTCTTTATCATAACCAATAACTGGCCCACCACTTTTTCCGGCTTTAATTGACCAATATGGTGGTCTATTTAGATTTCTGTGAACAAAAACCCAACCATTATAATTTTTATGACCTTTTAATGATGTAACCTCATCTTCACTACCACCAAAGTTATTAGATTCATTGATAGATTTACCGATTGGTAATGGGTACCATTTTCCACTTTTAAAATTTTCCTCAACATCAGATTTATTAACATAATTAACACCCCCATATTGACTAACCACTTTAACAACGTCATATTCATTATCATACTCTTCAATGGTCCATATTAGTGGGGTTGGATCCATAGCTGTCATATTGTTTATTATTTTAAATCTAACACCATGGTAAGGTTTACTCCCAACCCAATCAAAATCACCTTCTTTTATTGGATCTACTTTATTGGACCCCACAACCCAATACTCTTCAGCCTCTTTTAATATTTTTTTAATTAAATCTTTCACATTATATAAATATCCTATTTTACCTTATTAGGTCGGGATAATTATTTAAACTTATCACTTAGAAACTTTTTTATGGTTTTGGTAATTCTTTGTCTGTTAACATCTAAACCTCTTGGTTTTGAACCGTACCAATTAACTTGAGCAAAAGCTAATAACGAATTTTTAAGTTGTTCACTTGTTTTACTATCCTCAATAAAAAATTCTACATTTTCATCTAACATACGAACTATTTGCCAAAAAGAATCATTTTTACTATTCCACCCTGATATAGAATAATAATCACCTTCAATAAAAAAAACTATTTTTTTAAGATTAATATTAGAATCAGGGATATTAACATCTCCAACTTCAGAACGTTTTTCCAAAAAATCATATAAAGTCAAATCAATATCAGAAGTAACTTGGCCTATCCATTCTAAATCACTTTCCTTTAATATTTTTTTGATTAAATCTTTCATTTTTCTTTCCACTTTACAATATTACTTTTTTTTGAGTTTTTCTCAAAATCTTCTTTATCTGTAAAAGACCATTTTTTTTCTTTTTTCTTTTTTTTGTAATAAACATCAGTACCACCAATGTCCCTTACTTGATATTCTAATTCGGTTTTTTTAGATTCTTCTAATAGTATTTGTCTAATTAGATTTTTCACAATTAACCTTCTTGTTTTTTATATGAAACAGAATCATCTTTTATCGGGCCACCTTCAACCCAAGTGTCACACCATTTTTTTCCTGAACACATAAAATGATGCATCCAACAATAACCTACATCACCACTATCGTTCCCCATGCAATCTTTCATTCTTTTTGAAATATCAAAAGCCACACAATTACCACAGTTTTGAATTTTTTCTTTAGCTTCTTCAGTAGGTAAACCGTATTGGTGCTCTACAGCAATTTTTTTCTTATTTTTTTCATTTAGTTCACTGTCTTGAGTTGCTTTAGGACAATCCATTTCTGCTTCACCCAACATTTTTTTATTAACTCTCTCAATAATTAATCTTTTTTGTATTTTTACCCTACTCATAATATTTTTTTTATTTTAACTGTTAAATCACCACTCCCCTTAATAACTCTGTGATATGTGTTTTTAGGTATAAAAATTGTTTCAGTCAATGATTTAGGTAACTCATTATCTAATTGGACCATCCAATCAGTATTGCCTATTGATTTTACAAATCTATCCTCTCTATCACGATGCCATACAAGTTCTGTATTATCTAAATTTTCTGTAAAAGTTCTAAAATAATAACCCTCTTTTATAGTTTCAGAATAGGGTTTACTAACATCGACTAAAAAATTATTTTCGTCTAAAAAATTTTTACCCAACAAAATGGGGTATTTCATTTTACCCCTGTTATTCAAAGTAAAATCAGACTTAAAAGACTTATTACCTAATTTAAAATTTAAACTAATACAATACCTTTTATTTTTTAAACCATTAGAACTTCTAACGTTTTTAATTTTATAATCTTTAAATGTCATTATTTCTGGTTGGTCTAGTAATTTACAATATAAATTACCATTTTTTATAAAAGCTTCAGAACAATGAATTGAATTTGTTTCCGCACCAGTATCTATCTTTGACTTAACACCTTCAGGTTTAAAATCAAAAACTATTGTTGTATTACTACCAATTACATTATTGTCCATAATATAAAATTATTACCACCAAGTACCCCCACCTGATAAACCTAAAGATTTTGCGTATCTTGGTAATCTACAAGCCCAATAACCAGCAGAACATTTATCATTTTTTTGTGGACAATTATGTCTATCAGAAAAAGCTTTTCTAGCTTTAGGGTCTCTTAGTTTAACAGACAATTTACTACCACCTGATTTAGCCCCAAATGAAACTTTTTTAACCCTATCACCACATTTTACATAAACGTAGAATTTTTTAGAACCACCTCTTTTAGGTTTACCTAGTTGTACCTTTTTACCTTGGTATTCGGCTTCAGTTAAAGATTCCACCACTTCATCTGATTCATAAATAACATCTAACCAAACTACTTTATTTTCGTATATACCTCGTTTACCGATATCAGTTAAGATTGTTTCTTCATCTACGGATGATAAATCAATTATACCTTTATTGTATAAACTTCTAACCTCATTTATTAACTTGAAATAACCTTCTGAACCATACCTGTAGATATTTTCCGTAAGTGTGGGTCTGTTATTAAAATGATATAGAACATTTTCTGAAATAAGTTCTTTTCCTTCTGTTATTAATTTTCCATTAATAATATAATCTTCTTTCATAGTTTTATTTTTTTTACCCCATGATTTACCTTTACTGGATTTATATTTTTTACATGAACCTGGTGTTGGCCTACAAGCTGGGTATTTACTTCTTTTTTCACCTTCTTGTCTACCACATGGTTTACATTTTGTTCTTCCTGTTTCCTCGTCTTTTCTACAAGTATTACAATCAACCCAACCACCTGTTGAACCTTTAGCACCTTTTCTTTTAAACCAATCTCTTAAATTACCTTCAGAACTAGGTTTTGATGTAAGTTTTCTTTTTTCAGTAATTAAATCATTTATATTAAAATTTTCTTCATTTTTTTTACGTCCTTGGCAATGTGCCCTTTGTGAAAAACCTTTAGGGTTAGTACAATCAATACTTTTTTTATATTTTTCAGACCATTTTTCGTCAATATGATCTTCGTTTTCTTTAGTAGAATTACCCCAATTATCGGCACCCACTTTTCTACATTTTGACAAAGCACCTGAAGCATAAGCAGAAGGCCAAACATCATACCTACTTCTTACTTTATAGTAACAAGCATCTCTTTTAGCTTTTTTCTTCTTTTTCTTTCTTCTTTTTTCAAGAATAAGTTCTTCTTTTATTACATCCTTTAGTGTATTCATATACATTTAGTTAGATTTGCTCTATTACGTTTTTGTTTACCCTCGATACCCAAGTTCGGGAGTATTTACCCCAAAACTTAATTTTGGCGTTTTCACCTTGTTTAAATCTTCTTTTTCTCTAGAAGCATCCAAAAATTTATTAAGAACATCGATTAATAAATCCGCGTTAGTGTAGTCTTGATTCAACTGTTTATTCATCAAATCATTAAACATTAATCGTGGGTATTTTTTTTGGAGTTTATCTATTTTTGTTGCTAATTGATCTATTTTAACCAGATAGTTTTTTTCCATCTCAGGAACTGTTTTTCCAGCTTGAATTTCTAATTTCATATTTTCTAAAAATTGATCAATTTCATTTTGTAATTCTCCAACTTCTTTGTTAGAAGTATCAACCTGATCCCCAATTTTTTTATAATCTAGTGTAGTATATTCGGCAGACCCTTTTTTGACACCAGTATATTGATTTTCTGTATCAACACCATCTTTTCTACTTTTTTGGCGCATATCTTTTCCTATCCGATTACCTTCCTCATCGTAGTAGCTAGTAACAATAAGTTGTTCAAAATCATCTGCTAAGTCATCACCACCTATTTTTTCAACAGCTGTATTTAATAGTGTATCAGTTCGTTTAAAAGTACTTTCATTTTCTAAACCCTTTTTCAAAGATTGGGCCAGAGTAAATTCATATTTTGTTGGTGGTCTAAAATCATTGATAGGAGCAATTTCTTGAGCTATTGATTTTCCGCCTAATAAACTACTAAGTGCAATAAGAACACCAGCAGTAATATCTTTTAGACCTTCATCTAATTGTTGGGGTTCTTCTTTTAATAGTAATAATTGATTTAATAATTTTCTGTTTTCAGACATTTTTTTTGATTTCCAATCAGAAGTACCTGTAGGATGAATATCAGTTAAATCACTTTCTTCATCATAAGGTAAACCATATTCATCCATATGACTTTCATGTTCAGAACCTTTAACTTCATTCATTAAAAAGTCAAAAACTTGGTCCATATTGTTTTTTGCTTCTGCTATATGATCTTGTGCCCAATCATGTCCACCTTCTAAAATTTGTTCTAACGTATCACGGTCCATTTCTAATAACATAGCCGTTTGTCTGTGCATTTGTTCTAAATTTGAAAAGAACATATATCTAGAACCAATTTTTTCTGATTCATTAATGTATTTAACCATGTTGCCTATTTGATCAAAATCAAAAATTCTTTTTCTTTCAGAACCTTTAACAACATTAAAACCTTTGTTTGTAATGTTTATTTCATATTCTTTACCTTTTTTGATTTTATTTTTTACATAGGTCATTAGTTTTTCTTCATCTGTTGATTCTACCTTACCACCTTTTGATTTTATTTTACTAACGATTTTATCAACACTAACTTCGTTGATAGATTTTTTGTCTTCTTTAATTATTTTTTTTATAAGACTTTCAATATCAGATTCTTTTAATCTTACTATTTTTTTCATAATAATATTTTTATATATAAATATTACTCAGGCCTTTTAAATTTAACTATAACCCAAATTAAATATAAAAAAGCTAAACTAAAATTTAAGTAAGGTATATAAAAAATTGTACGTAATTTTTTATGTGTATTTTTTGTTAGTTTATAGTCTAAAATTATAGCCTTTTTTATTAAAACATGGGCTAAAGGAAATGTTAGGATTATTGAAATTATGGTTAGAAGTATGTTAGTTATCATTATCAAAAATTTGTATTTTTTTCTTAACCATTTTTAAATCGGACCAAGTACCTAAGTAAGTTGTCGCTTTAGTCGGTTTATTATCTATCCAATGATAAGTTTGACCTTCTTTAATTCTAGGTTTATCCATAACCAAACCATGGTACTTAAAACCAATGTCTTTTAACCATTTTTCAGTTACTTCTCGATCTTTAGATTCTCTAGCAGTAAAAAAAGTTATCACATTTCCCTCATCAAACCATTTGTTAATAATTTTTAATGCGTCTGGAAAGTGTTTAGCTTTGGGGTATAAATGTGAATCTTCATTTTTTATGTCATCACAAATTGTGCCATCAATATCTATTAAAAATACTTTATTCATTTCTTATTTTTATTAATATTTATTAATGTATGAAAAATTATTTGAAAATAAATAAAAACTTAGTTATAGAAAAATTATATCAACAAAGTGTTATCAATGGTTTATATGAAAATATATCAACTTATGGTGAATCATTAAAAGATGTTAAATATTTAATTGAATCAGATAAAAAAAAAGATGAAATAAATTTTATAATCGGTGATATAATAGAAGATTTAAATTTATCTAGAAAATTTTTATTTACATTTAGTACTGGTATTGCGGCTTTTTATGAACCAGTAAACAATCTATTGAATTCTTCTGGTTTTAAATTTAGTAAAAATGAAATAATTTTATTAATTATCACAGCGGTATCAATTCTTTTAAATGAAATTGACACTAAAAAATTAATGTCAGTAATAACAAAAAAGAATATGAATAGAGCCCTAGATGGGGTAGTTGAACTGATAGGTAATACTGAAAAAATTATTAATACTGTAGCTGAAAAATCTATTGGCGTCACTTATTCATTATCAGACATATTAGGTTTTACTTTTTTATTAGTACCTACTAGTCAAGTCATTTCCGATTTAATAAATGAATATGGTTTAAATATTAATAACTTAAAAAATTTGTTATCTGGTATAGTATTAGCCTCAGCAACCTATGGTGTTAAATCTGTTTTAAAGAAAATAAAAAATAAATTTAAAGATTAAGCTTTTTTTACTACATCAGATATAAATGATAGTAGTTTACCATTAATAAATACTTCAATAACAGGTACCTTTTTACCGTAGTATTTTTTAATCAAAAACTCTTCTGTAATTGGTATTTGTTCGAAAGGTAAACTATAAAAATCAGCTACAATAGCTTCAACTGGTGGACTATAAGTATTAATTAAAACTTTATCACCTTTTTTAAAATTATTCATTTTTTCTTATTTTCTACGTATATCATAGACGTTCTTAAATCGTTTATTTGTTTATTTAAAGGTATTTTTTTACCATCATAATATAACTCACAAAATAAAATCACTTTTTTAGGATTGTCAATATTATAGGTTATTTCTTTTTTAACTATTTGTAATTTACCCAAATCAAAAACTTCATCAATAATAAAAATAACATCGAAAATTAAACCCTCTTGGTGTTGTACTGTGGTTAAAATAATTTCATCAGTTTTAGGGTAATCCACTTTTTCTTTAGTAACTAAACTTTTGTCTATAACTTCTAAAACAGATAGTGGGACATCAATAAAATTTTCAAAATCAATATCTATTTTTATCTGGCCTTTTACTATACCATAGTTTTCAAAAAAAGTATTTATTTTTACTTCTTCTTTTATTTCTTGATATAAATTTTTTTTCCAAACATCCTCAGTATATTTTTCTATTTTATTTTCATTTTCTTTGTTTATAGACCCTCTTGAAATTTCACAACCATACCCTTCCATGGTTATTTTTACTATGTCCATGATACGTTTTTTTTAATAAAAAATTGATTATTTTGTTTAAAAAGACAAATAAAGGTTTTGTAGTATGTTTTGTTTTTAGTTAACATTATTACCTTTTTTAATAATAAATATCTCCTTTTTTTTGTTCGTTTTAAAAAATCATACTATATTTGTAAACATATTTAAAAATAAACAAAATGAAAAATTTATTAAAATTATTATCTTTACTACTAGTGTTAACAATTTCTTTTTCTTGTAAAAAAGAGGTTATTGAAAAACCTGATAACAATATAGTCACACCTAACGGCCAAGATACTTTAATTGGTTTTAATTGGGTTTTAACTGATGGTAGACTTTATTTGGAGAATGTGGATAATGGTAGTAAAAACTATTATGACCATTTTGGCCCTAATAAAAATGTTAGTACATTAAAACCTTTCGGTGGCAGTAATATACCTTTTGATAATATCACAAAGGATATAACTACTTGGAATTTTAGTGTTACCACATTTACTTTAGATAATTCTAATTCTTATGAAGTGAATGGGACTACTAGTGTGGTATCAGTTTTTGGTTTAGAGGATGGTACATCAAGAAGTATTATTGTAATGGAGTTGTTAAATGATAAATTAACGGTTAAAGTTTGTGAGGGTTACGCTTCAAACAATGGTACAAATTATCATTACTATTCTACCCTAACTTTTGTTAAACAAGGTACAAGTTGTACAAACTGCCAACCAAACGCTTTATTCGGTTACACATATGGTGGTTTATTTAGTGATGTTGTAGAAACTAGTGACTTAGTAAATACTAAATGGGTTGTAACAAAATTTTATGATGGATTTTCAAATAACTACCCAAATGACACAATATTATTTGTTACAACAAATAAATACACAATAAATGGTGGTACACAAAAAAATTATACGTTAAATGGTGTTGTGGGTAACAATATGTCTGAATTAACTTTATATGGTTTTTATACTATCGGTGGTGATTACAGTGGTATGGTACCAAACACTTTTGTAATTGATGGTCAAATAAATTCTATTTCATTTACAGATATTTTTAATACTAACAACAATAAGTTAGTTTGGATGACTAGAATACAATAAAAAAAGGGGGAACTATTCGTTCTCCCTTCTTTTTTTTTGTTTATAGATTCCTAATTTTTTTTCTTTTCTTTTTCTAACAGAATTTTTTTCATATTCTACCCTATCGTTTAATTCTGACATTTGTCTAGTTTTAATAACCTTAGATTTATATTCTTTTAAGGCCCTTTCTATGTTTCCTTTTTTAACTTCTACTTTTAACATATTAAAAATTAATTACGTAGTCTTACATTTTTTTCTTTATCATAAAAAACCAATCCTTTATCCGCTAATTTTACTTCTATTCTAGATATTTTTTCAGATATTTTATCTTCTTTGGTATCCAATTCATTATATAAATTATCTAATTGTTGCCAAAATTCTCTCGCCTTTTCTAATTGTTCAGTAACCCATTTACGGTAATTATCATCCATCTCATCAGTTTCTAGTCTACTTTCAAAAGAATCTAAATTACTAATAACAGAACTTAATCTATCTTTTTTTCTATAAACATTACTTTTTTCGTTTCTAGTTTCACTGTATTCTTCTTTTAATTTATTTAATTGTTCTAATTGACTAGAATCGTCAGAATTATGAACAGAATCATAAAAATCACCCATTACTTTTTTAGTATAGGTTTCCATAACATTTTTAAGACTGTTTAAAATAGCCTCAGATCTTTGTGTCTGACCTCTACCAGGTCCAGCCAAATATTTAGCAACAATAGATTCTTTTTTATTATCATCCTGAACATTCCAATAATCTATTTTTGTGTTACCAACATTAGCCCCATCTAAAAACTCCTCTTTAGACATTTTTCTAGCGTAATTTAATGCGTTTTTACCAGAATTGTCTAACCTACCGTTAAATGGTCTGTAATGGATAGCAACTTTCCAATAATCAGGTGCTTTTTCCATATAAGAGGGTGAATAACTTTTAGGTGTTCTTCTTTTATCTATTAAAAAGAAAATAGGTCCTTGAGTAAAATAATTTTCAAAATAACCTGAATAACCTCTCATAGTAACACACCATCTAGTATTTGAACCATAACGACAAGAAGCTTTGTGTGTTTTTGGCATCATTAAAATAAAAGTATCGTCTTCAAATACTTTATCAACACCCGTGTCTTTTTGTTCTTTTCTAGATAATTGTTGTTTTGCTATTTCAATAGCGTTATAAAAATCTTCTTTACTATTAAATTGGTTTATATCTTTAATTTGATATTTTGAAGGGTTTTTATGAAAATGCTCGATACTATCTTCTAGTGTTAGTAAATCAGCATCACCAATTCCAGCCATTTTTCTATTTAGTGTATAAATATTTTCCCACCTTGAGTCTACAGAAGTATCTGGTACATCTGACAATTGGTGGGCGCCCCAACCTGAACCGCCGGCATTATCTTTAAACCACTTAATTGTGGTTTTTAAGAAGTTTTTAGCCATCCAATCCAAATATTTGTTATTACCTGAAGGGTCAATATTAGATAATTTATCTATAGTATCCCACATAGGTTGTGGATATTTGTTTTTAACATCTTCTAACCTCCCTTCAAGTAAAAGATTTTCCATTATTAATTGTGTTAATTTTTTTGTTTCCATACAAATAAATATCTTTAAAAAATAAAAAAGAGGTTAAAAACCTCTTTTTAAAACTCAATGGCATCAGGTATTCTCATTCTATATTTAAAATTGTGTTTAAATAATTTAGAATTTTTTTCTTTTATCCAAATATTATTGACCAATCTATCAAAAAAATTGATTTTTTTATCAACATCAAGAGAACTTATACCTAGTATATCTTTTTTGTTGTAACTAGATTTAGAAAATATTTTATACAAGACTTTAGTTTTGATTTGACCGTTTTTATTTATAAAATTTTTATTAAAATAATCAATCATTTTAATTTGATTACTTACTTTATCTACAATAAATGGTTGAGCATTTGAGAAGTAATTTTGGTGGTCATTTAATAATTTAAAAAAATTATCAATAGTAACTAAATCATCTAAACTAAAATTACAATCAAAATATTTTTCTGAAATCTGTAAACAATCAATAAAATCAAAATTAGATTCATTAACTAATCTAGTTTTGATTTTTAAACTAGTCCTAGACCACACCTCAACCGTATCACCATTTCTTAAACCTTTTTTTATAATATAAAAACTTAATATTTTATTAAATTTTTCAGGTGATTTCATTCTAACAAATATGTCCCAAAAAACAAGTAATGATTTTTCATTTTTAAATTTAAACTGACCTATGTAAGGCATCAAAGTAAAATCTTTACTAGTATAATTATATAAAGTTAAGTTATCTACCATTTTAGTGAATGGGTCTTGCATAAAATAATCACCTAAGAAAAAAGAATAATTATCGGCTTTTACCATCCATTCTGGACCAATAAAACGACTAGGAGTAATTAAAAAAGAGTGTTGTAAAAGTAACATTTCTTTTTCAAAATTAGATATATCAGTTTTTAACTCTTTTGATTTTTTAAACATCCTAACTGATGTTTGTAAAGGTTGTGCCAAACTAGTCACTTCTATTTGATTCGTTACCAAAAATTCTACAAACTTATCGTTAAAGATAATTTTTTGATTCGCCATATCTAACCCTACTGAACAACAATTTAAATCAAAGTTTTTTAATAGTTGTTCATAATAATCAAAAAGAATAAATTCTCTTTGCCATAAATTTACGTTAATAGTTATCTTATTAATAATACCAAAACGTTCACTGCTAACCATTCTTATTTCGTCCCCATGTGAACCTAACCAAACCCTACCGTAAGAATCTATGGTGGTAATGTGGTTTATGTGTTCTTGAATAAAATTTTCGGTATTATTATGACTCCAACTTCGTTCATTTACATGGTTAAAGAAAAATAAATCAACGTCATTAATTATAGGACCAGCAATTTTATCTTTGTTTAAGAGATAATAAATTGTATTAGCAACAGCACCACCCGCTAAAAAATATTCTTGTGGGAAATCTTCAAGACGAACATCATTTTTTTGGCATACATCTTCAATTAACCCCAAAACTTGTTTATAGGTTTTTTTGTTATTCAAAAAATTTATTATCTCTTTCCTACTCATAAAAATTATTTTAAACCGTATACAGAAGCTTTTTCACCTATGGACTCAATAGCAAAAGCTACAGCCTCATCTTTAGTTTTAAAATTACCTTTAACCATTTTTTTAGCGTGTAAAACATTATAAACAGTTGATTTTACATCGGCTTTGATGAATTTGTATTTACTCTCTTTTTTTGGTTTAAAACTATCTTTAGCGTAAACGTCTAAATAACCAATTTTACAAATGTACCTACCTCTTTGTCCTGATTTTGTTGCCATTTTTTTTTGTTTTTAATTGTTAATATAAATATAATAATAAATTTCTAATAAATCAAACCTTACTTTTTCTTTCTACCCTCACAAATAGGACCAATTCCCGATTTTATAGATTCAGGTGTTGTTAATGATTTATAACAAGCCCCACAACGACCATGATGATAAACTTTAACTTTAGGATATTTTTCTTGGTTATTGAAAAAAGTATCAAGTAACCAAGAAAACACTTTTACTTTTTGGTCCCCAGCATCTAAAACACCACCATTTTTTACTTTGAACTTTTTATCAGAAAAACAAGTCCCAATATGAACATAATTATGGCCAGAAAGGGTGTTAACAAACCAAACATCATCCTCCTTATGTTTTTTAACTTTAAAAGTTACATAATTATTTGTTTCCTCATTTAAAACTGTGAATAAAGCGTTTCCAGCAAAAACAAAGTTTCTAAAAGTATTACCCCTAAGTTCTGATTCAGGTGTAAATTGGAAATTAAATTTTTTTGGTTGGGTTGGTATTTTTACAAAGTCCATTTTTTAATAATTAATTTCTACAAAGGTAATAAAAAATATTACACTACCAAAAATTTATTCAAATTTTCTAATAAATGACTGTCTTTTATATGTTAATTTACTTTCAAGAGGCCAAATAACCTCATATTGATAGTTGTTCCAATATTTGTCAGGAGTAATTCTCATTAATTGTTTTTCAAAATTTCTAACCAATTGTCTGGCGGTGTGAGTTTGTTGATATGTCTCACAAGAGTCAATAACTTTTTCTATCCATTTTGCTACGTCTCCGTAGTGTGTACTTTTTTGTTCCATTTTATTTATTTTTTTGTTCATTTTTTTTATCTTCTTTATAACTAATCCAAAAACCAATAGCCACTATTATATTCATACCAAATGATGCAATAATTTCATGGATATCTTGGTAAACAGTCGTCATTAAATGAAAATGTCCTATCATCCAAAATGGTACAGATAAGTTTTGACTTATCCATACCACTAAATATTTTAAAAAATGAATCACTATTTAATATTCAAAAAAGTACCTGAACCACCCGCTACTGTTGTTGGTAATTTTCCATCCCATGCCTGTGCTTTCAAATATTCAACATACAAAGGTGTAATCTCTTTTTGTTTTATTTTCATCGCTAATGCCAAGGCCTGTGCGTCGATAATAACTTTTGCGGAGTCACCTTTTGCAATTGCAATTTTTTCTTGGGCTTCGGCCTCTGCAACTAATTTACGTTGTGTTGCTGCTTGTGCTTCCTGAACCGCCTTTGTTTTAGATTCAATAGCTTTTTGTAATGACGCTGGTGGAATAATATTTGTCCTTAACTGTGATACTTCAAACCATTTAGATAATCTCTTATTACACTCTGTTACAATTGCCGCTTCAAACTCTTCTCTTTTATTAAAGATTGCATCAACCTCCCACTTATTAGCTACGTCATTTACCGAACTAACAATTGCATTCATTAACCACCCTTGTTCTATTTGTCTAATATCCAATCTTAAATTTTCAAACATATTACCAATCGCGGTTGGTTTAAGTGAGTAGTTGAATGATGGTTTAATTGTTGCCGCAAATCCACCCTTTGTAATTACTGTTTGGTCTTTATACTCAATATGTTGTTGGAATGTTGGGAATTCTAACATCTGTTCGGTCCAAGTATTATACATTACCCAACCTGTTTTATATTCGTAACTTGATACACCTCGTTTGTCTCCGGTTAAATTAACTTTGATACCTACGTGACCTGCATCAACTCTTTCAAGTGCAAACGGTTGAATTGATGAGATTATTAACCCTAAAAAGAAAATCCCAACTGGTTTGTATAACCATGAAATGTTGAAATTCTTTCTATCACCATATCTGTCTTCTGTTATGGTATACATACCACCTCTTGTCGTAAATGCTACAAATGTGGCGATTACTAATCCTACTAAAAAAATTAAAGCACTAATCATTTTGTTTTGTTTTTTGTTAAAAATTTAATTGTTTCGTTTATTACATACATAAGGACACCTAACAACCCAACGAAACTTAAAAGTTGGAGGAATCCGTTTACTTCTCTACTTACCACATACTCACCGAACAGTGTACCTAACCAAATAAACAACAACCATAGCGAAACTACTCTAAAATACTTCATAATCTAATCTAATAAAAAAATACAATCTTCAAATTCATAATTTTGTTCACTTCTTTCTGATACAACAAAAAACTTATATTTCATACCAATTATTTTAGATTTACTTGCATTAAATGGTTCACCGTCTTTTGGAACTTTTAACTCAAATGGTGCGTCAAATTCAATACTGTGGTGTGGTCTAATTGCTTTTACTTTATCGGTCCATAGTGAAAGTCCATACTGTCCTTTGTATCTAAATTCTTTCCCAACCAACCTTTTCATATCAAATGTTGGTATTACAATTTCATCTTCAGGTGATAATGGATTTCTTTCTCCAGTTAGTTCTTCATAGTAGGGGTTTAATTCACCCGTTTGTGGATCGTGTGTTGGTATCTTATTCATCTCACAAAAGTAATATCTTTTTTTTTATTAAAAAAGCCTTATTAAAAAAAAACCACACTGTTTGAGTGTGGTGTGACATAAATTATCTATTTAATTTATGTGGTAAAAAACGACCAATAAATTCTTCATACCAAAATGAACCCTTTTCTTTACTCATTTCGAGAAGTTCTTCATCTGTTAAAGTAGAGCCAACAAAATACTTACCTCCCCCAAATTTTCCTGAAGGATGTTTAGTTATTTCGATATAAGAAAGGTATTCGTCAAAAATAAGATTTACAGGCATATATTCAGTATCTTCTAAATAATAAGCCACATTTTTAAATTCTTGATTATAAGTTTTTACTGATGGGTTAAATAATATTTTTTTGACTTCAGATAAAGAATTTATTTTTTTTTGATTCTGAGACATTAAATCCAAATGAAACGAATGTTGTTTAATCCAATCCAATGAGTCATCTTCAGATTCATTCATCGACCAACTTTTTTCATTATAATCAGTTAAAGTCCAATATTTGTCGACAGTAATTAATTTTTTAACGTAATCAATCTCCTCACTTTGTATACTACCAACAGGTTCTAATTCTTCATCAGCACTTACCAATATTTTATAATCCACATTTTCTTCATCAATAGCAACAATTTCTAAAACATAACGAACTATATAACTATTTCCGTATATAGTATAAATGTCACCTACTTTAATATTACCTTCTTTTCTAGGTTCAATAGGTTCAAACTGAGCCCACTCCCAATCACTATTTAAAGATTCTTTTATGATTTTTTTAATTATATTTTTCATAATTTTTAAACAAAAACTACAATTTGTTTTTGAAATAATTCAACTAATTCATTATCATTATCTTCAATACCGTCATAAGAGTTACCCCAATAACTTAAACCAAAGTATCTACCATCACTTTTTCTTTTCCAAATAAGTCTATCGTTAAAAGTTTGGTTATCTAAATCCCAATCAGTAGTTTGTCGGTCAATAAAATCCCATTTAGAACTATCACTAATTAAGTGATTATATATTTCAGAATCATAGAGCATCGGTTCGTTTTCCCAAACACCATTTTCTTTCCAACCACCATCTCTCCATTGGTCTAAACCATGATGATCCCATTCTTCTGGTGTAAATCTTGATTGATATTCATCTGTGGGATTATACAAATCTTCAGAATGTAAATAATCTAATAAATCTACTTCATAAAGCATATAATCATAAATCAAACTTGTTAAAGGTATTTTAACCCTATCATTCATAGGGGGTACATCCCCAGAAACATCTTTAATCCAGTCTATTTCAGATTCTTTTAATATTTTTTTAATTAGATTTTTCATTCTTAATAATAAATATTATCAATAAAAAAAAAAGACCCACATCTCTGTGAGTCTTAATAGGGCCGAATGGATAAATATCTTTTCGGACTTCCACCACTTTATTTTTAAGGAACAAAGAAACCTAATTTTGACCCACAGGTTTGATTTATCAGGGACAAGTGGGAATAAGAGTGTAGTGAAGCTGCAGTCCTCTGTGGTCCCTACACTAGATTGGTCCACTTTAATTGGTGGAGGTGAGCGGGCTCGAACCGCTGTCCTTACCGTATTTTAACGGTCTTCTACATGTTTAGGTCATTGTTTAAGCTAACAATCCGAAATTTCACAATTCCCTTATTTTATAGTGGTTCGGTTTACTGAGAACTAATCCTCCACTTGTTCCTTTTCGGGTAGAAACCACACCTTTGTAAAGACTTCTGTTGCTAGGTTATATGTCCACCGACCCCATAGTAACACCTAATCTGATTAGGCAGCTACTGTCGCTCCTTCAGTCACAAAGTGACCTACAGTTGCGTTTGCGAATACGTCGCCATTTAAAATTTTAATACGTGTATTAACGTGATAGCATCATTTCACGACATGCTTACACTCGTCACAATCACGACAAGTCAAATCCAAAAACACCCCCATAAATCAAAGAACTTTTACAAATATAAGAATAAATATAACAACGTCAAATTAAAGTGAACCTAAAGACATTGCTTTTCTTTGAATTTCGTTCATTTCTTCTTTTAATTGTTTAATTTTTTTCTCATCTTCTCTTGTTAAATCAAATTTACTTTGAATTGAAGATACTTGTGAAGCTTTTTTATCGTATTCAGCTAATAACTGATCATAAAGTCTGGCTTTTAATTCATTGTCCATAATATTCATTTTTTTAATAATTATATTATATAATCATTTATTGTAAATGGGTTTAGTAAAAAAGAAGACTAATAAAAGTTTTAAATTATATGAACTTTCAGAAGAAGGGATTTATGAGATAATGCCTAAACTAAAAAAAAGGGGTTTAGATAAAATAAAAGATAAAGAAAAAAGAATTTTTTATCTTAGGGTTTGGTTGGTGACAGAAATGCAACCATTACATAAATTAAAAAATTATAGTAAAAGATGTTGGGATAAAGCGGGTTGTTATGAATTAGATCATATATTATCAATTGCTCACGCCTATTTGGAAGGTATTCCGGCACATAAAGTTGGTTCAATTGAAAATCTTAGATTTATACCCAAAAAAGATAACAGAAATAAAAGTTTTAAATTAACTGAAGATTCACATAAGATTTTAAGAAAATTTAAGCGAAATAAGTGATATTTATTATAAAAAAGTAGTAAAATGAAATTTAATTTAAATCAAATTTTAGAGTCTACCATACTTTTAGAGGGTAGAAAAGAAGATACAATTAAAAAATATGGGGAAGAATATAAAGAGCTAATAGAAATGTTATCTAATATTGACCCTTCTGGTAATAATAAATATTTGGATTGGATGGTTAAAACATCTTTAGGTAAAAACCAAGACCAAGATATACCTATGGCAGATGAGATAGCTAAAACGGTAAATGATTTTCACCGATTATTGTCTAGGATTAAAAATAAAGATATTAATAGTTACTCTACCCTTATAATGTTAAAAAATGCAGTTGATGAAGCTAAATCCGCTGAAGAAGAAAAACAAGTTAGTAAACAAGCTAAAAAAATATATGAAGATGATGAAGCCGTTATTTACGCACCTTTTACAGTTCAAGCTTCTTGTAAATATGGTGCTGGTTCTAAATGGTGTATTGCCGGTAAATCAGATTCTAGAGGTTTAAATACTTATTTCGATGACTATAGTAGACACTCAAACTTTTATTTCTTTATTAGTAAAGTTCTTAATCCTAGTAATTCACCTAGAGATTACAAATACGCTTTACAATATAGATTTGATGGTGGTAGTGGTAGAGATTTAACTTGGTGGGATGCACAAGATAATTCACATTCTAATCCACCTTTTTGGGTAACTCCTGAAATGATGAAAGCAGTTGAGGATTTTAACCCTGTTCACAAAAAAATTAAATTAGGTACACAAGCAAAATCCTTTATAGAAAACCCTGACTATAATCAATATAGTAAGTTTGCTGATATGTTAACACCAGAACAAAAAACTTTGGTTATTGATAGAATCATTAAAAAAGGTAATTTAACTTCACAAGCCTTCTCTACGTTGTCAAGAGATTTAACTGATGAACAAATTATGAGTTTCATCACAAATTATGTTAGGGGTAATGTTAATGTTTCTGATTATAAAAACATGAAAGAACATTTGAATACTAATCAAACTTTAACTTTATTACAATTCAACCCTTCAATTTTAAATAACTATGATGTAATGAGAGAGTTAAATGATGAATTTACTGAAGAACAAAAATATAATTTATCTAGAGTTATTGACGCAAAACAAATTAATAACACAGATAGTAAAGTTTTATTTAGAAAATGGTCAATGTCAGCGGAAGAGAGAGCTAAACACGGTCAAACTTCTTTCTATGTTTTTCTTTCTGATCCAGATGAATTTGTTAGTAACCTAGTAAAAGTTGACCCACTAGACCCAGAATCATATAGAACAATTAATATGATGAAATTAAGAAAGCAAGTTCAAGCCAATACCGATATGTATGGTATTAAAACAACTTCTGGTATGTTGGATGAATTTGTTGGTAAGTCAACTTCTAGTATACCTGAAGAAGTTTTAGAAATGATAAAAGGTAAATCAACAAAAATTTAAATAACAAAAAACAAAAAACAAAAAACAAAAATGAGTCAAATTAACGTAAATTACATTACACCATATACAACAAACGGACCAATAACTGTGAGTGGTTCAACTAAATTTGTTGTGGACAACCTCCAAATTACAAACGGAGCGACAAATGGTTATGTCTTAACTTCTGATGCTAATGGTAATACTACTTGGCAAGCTGGTGGGGGTGGTACAACAACTTTAACATCTGCCGGAGGTAGTTATTCTTTAGTTAGTGACGGAACAGGGCCAACTTTATCAACAAAGGGTTTAAATGCTGGTTCTGGGATAATAATAACACAAAATTTAGCGGGTACAGCATTACAAATTGAAGCCACAGGTGGTGGAGGTGGTGGAACACCAGCAGGAAATAACACAGAGATTCAATTCAATGATGGTGGATCTTTTGGTGCTAGTCCTAGTTTTACTTTTAATAATATTACATATAGTTTACAAGAAGGTTTTCAAACAACCGCATCAGGATATTTTTCTCACGCTGAAGGTTTTAATTCAACTGCGTCAGGTGTGGGTTCTCACGCTGAAGGTGGTTATAATGATGGTATTGTAATTGCGGATGGCGGTAAAGCTTTAGGTATATCTTCTCACGCTGAAGGTGATAGAACAATAGCGTCAGGTGATTTTGGTTCTCACGCCGAAGGTTCTCAAACTGTGGCTTCGGGACAAATGTCACACGCTGAAGGTGGTAATACAACAGCATCGAGTACGGGTTCTCACGCTGAAGGTAGATTAACAACCGCATCAGGATACGCTTCTCACGCTGAAGGTTTTCAATCAACTGCTTCAGGTGTGGGTTCTCACGCTGAAGGTGGTTATAATGATGGAGTTGGGACAACTTTTGATGGCGGTAAAGCTTTAGGTATATCTTCCCATGCTGAAGGTATTTGGACAACGGCATTAGGTGATTTCGGTTCCCATGCTGAGGGTAATTTTAGTATAGCTAGTGGTCAGTTTTCTCACGCTGAAGGTGGTAACACAACATCTTCAGGTCTTGGTTCACATTCTGAGGGTGCTAACACAACAGCTTCAGGTAATTATTCCCACGCTGAAGGTTTTGAAACTACGGCACAAGGAATTGGTTCTCACGCTGAAGGCGGTTATAGTGATGGAGTCGGGACAACTATTGAAGGTGGTAAAGCTTTAGGTATATCTTCCCATGCTGAAGGTGAAGCAACAACCGCATCAGGTGACGCTTCTCACGCTGAAGGTAATCTAACTGTAGCTTCAGGTCAATTCTCTCACGCTGAAGGTGGTGGAACGACAGCATCAAATACCAATTCTCACGCTGAAGGTGGTCAAACAACCGCATCAGGTACTTATTCCCACGCTGAAGGTTTTCAATCAACTGCTTCAGGTGTTGGTTCACATGCTGAAGGTGGATATAATAATGGCTTTGGGTTTTCTTTTGGCGGTGGTAAAGCTTTAGGTATATCTTCACACGCTGAAGGTAGAGAAACAACAGCTTCAGGTAGTTATTCCCACACTGAAGGTAATTTTACAACAGCATCAGGTTATTTTTCTCACGCTGAAGGTAATTCAACAACTGCGTTTGGAAATGGTTCTCACGCTGAAGGTTGGTTAACAATCGCGTCGGGTGTTAGTTCTCACGCTGAAGGTTATTTAACAACATCTTCAGGAAACTATTCACACGCTGAAGGTGCTAGTACGATAGCTAGTGGTCTAGAGTCACATGCTGAAGGTGAAGGTACTTTAGCTATTGGTAATTACTCACACGCTGAAGGTTTCCAAACATCAGCTAGTGGTTTAGAATCACACGCTGAAGGTGGTAATACAAGTGCGGTTGGTGATGGTTCCCATTCTGAGGGTGTTAACACTTTGGCTAGTGGTTATACTTCTCATGCTGAAGGTTTATCAACAAGTGCTATTGGTGGTAGATCACACGCGGAAGGTGAGGGTTCAATAGCTTTTGGTGATGTTTCTCACGCTGAAGGTAACGGTACAACAGCAGAAGGAACATATTCACATTCTGAAGGTGTTGCAACAACTGCTTTAGGACCTTATTCTCACGCTGAAGGTTATGCCACAGTAGCTGCCGGTTATCAATCCCATTCTGAAGGTTTTCAAACAACAGCATCAGGGTACGCTTCTCACGCAGGTGGTTACCAATCAATAGCGAGTGGTGATAGTTCGTTTATACATTCATATAGTTCAACAGTAACTGGTATAAGGAGTGTGGTATTAGGTGGTCAAGGAATAACTGGTTCAACAGATGACACCGTATATATGCCTAAAGTAGAATTAACTGAGGTTGGTGAGGGTGTTATAATGAAAAGTCCTGATGGTACAAGATATAAATTAACAATATCTAATGGTGGTACAATTAGTATAACCTTAGCATAAATAAAAAAAAGGGGGACTAAAAAGTCCCCTTTTTTGTTAACAAAAACCTCATATTAACTAAATCTACGTAAATGAGGGGTGAGATTATAATTGTTAACTAATATTAAATATATTAAAAATCAAAATTTACGTTTCTGTAATTATCAAAATACATATTAATCTCAATTAAAAAATTTATCTTAGATTCAGTATTAACTCCTGGTAAATGTATAGATGATATTAAACAGTTAAAAAAATTATAATTACTAGTAACTATATTTTCTTTATCATATACTTCAATAGTTGTACCAAAACTTTTTTTTGTGTTTAAAAACTCTCTTAACAATTCGTACAAATCATCAAAATAGTTTTCTTTTCTTTCAAAAGGTTCAATAAACCTAACTATAATTGATTTATAATTTTTTGTTTTATTATTTTTTATAAACCTATAGTTCTGTGGTTTTTCAAATTCTACCCACCAAAATATTTTTTTATCGCCACAATCTATGTGTAATAAATTTTTATAACCATATGATTGTGTTTCACTTAATACTAAATCAGACTTAATTCTTTTAATTTTTTTACTAGGTATCATAGAATTTAATCTAATTTTAAAAAAATTAATGTAAATAAAAAACCCATTTTAAGGATGGGTTATTTTTATTTTTATTTTTTCTTTTCTAAACTTTTAATTAAATCTCTTATTTTAGCTGCACTTTCATAATCTTCGATTTCAATAGATTGATTTAACTTTTCTTTTAAAAGTTCTATTGTCTCAGAGTTTTCATCAAAAGATTTTTTACTTTCTTTTGGCGGTTGGTAGGGATTAAAATCTCTAGTAAACGAAGTGTAACTTGTAGAACCATCTGGTGATTGCCAACTTTTTTTCTCCCAAAGACCAGTTTCATCATCTATTTTTTGGATGTCAAAATCAGTATTATTTAATTTGTTTAAAATTTTATTTAAAAAATCATCTGGAGTACTTTTATAATCTTTTCTTTCATCAAAACCATACATTCTTTTCATGAAATTATTCATTTTTTGCTGGTGTTGATTTAAAAAATTTAAAAACTCCCTTCTAAATAATTCATCATCCATATTATTAAACCCAAAATAATCCATATTTTATTTTTTTTTAATAAATATAATGTTAAAACCAAATTTGTCAACTATTTTTTATTTAGGTAATACTTTCTTAAAGCACCACCTAATTCATAATCGTTTGGGTATTGTTTAATTAACTTGATCACCTCTTTAGAATCTAAATTAGGTTCAGAGTTAATAACAATTTTTTTAGTTGGTTGTTTATAACCAAATTCTTTTTCTTGTCTCAATTCGTTTAAAGTTCTAACTTTCATTTATTTAATTTTTAAAATTACTATTTATCTTTTATTTTGAACCAATGTTCAAATAATTTCTCCCACGTTTCCATTGCTGGATTTACTGCTATTAAAAACCCTATTAAACCGACAATAAAATTACCAAATGAAGATTCTGATTGTAAGTAATATTGAAATAATCCTAAACCTATCCAAACAATAGAGAATGACAAGGACCAAGATAATAACAATAAAAGAAATTTTTTCATAATATAAATTTTTTAGTTGCGGGAGCAGGACTCGAACCTGCGATCCTAGCTTATGAGACTAGGCGGATAACCAACTTCCACATCCCGCGGTAAGTATCTAAGGATGGATTCGAACCAACACAAACCTAATCAAAACAAAGTTTTTTCGGTTTATATGCGTTTAGGTTATAATTAGGATTTGAAATTCTATGTTATATTATTCATCTATATATTAATTTCCTATATTATATTATAGAGTCATATAGGTAACTCTATGTTCGCGACCAACCATTTTTCACCTAATACAAACCTAAACCATAAGCGTCTACCAATTTCGCCACTTAGATATATTTCAAAGAACTGATACAAATTTAAAAACTTTTTTTTAATTTGACAAGTAGTTTTAAAAAATTTTTGGTTTTGTTATATTACTAATAAGACTAAAACCCGGTTTAACATTTAAGTTATCATATTTTTTGTACTTATTATAAATTTTCACCCAATAACTTTCACCTTTTAATGAAGTTTTTAAATCAAAAGATAAAAAAAAGAAGATATAATAATTGGGAAAATTTCTACCCATAAAAGAATTAAACTTTTCATAAATTAATGTATAGTCTTCCCCATCATATTGATGGAAAAACTCACCTAACCAATTGTGCTTTTCTTCATCCGTAAACCAATTAAAGTAATTTCTTCCTTTCACAAAACAAATATAATAAGATTATTTTTGTTGGCCAAGAATATTTCTAATTTGTTTAAATAACATTTCAGCTTCTTGTGGTGTTTGTGAACCGTCTAAGAATTTTTCTAGTAATTTAACTATTGCGGCCTCTTTTTCCCTACCCAATTTTGATTTATAATCAAAAACATCGTATATACTCATATAGTAATACCCACCAACTTTAACAGAATCACCTAAAATCTCATTTGTAGATCTAACACTAATATCTTTAGCGTCTTTAGCTAAATCAGGTCTCCAATCATCAAATGCTTCAATATCATTATTTGATAATTTTAACCCATCTTTAGTTGCTCCAGGTCTATATATTTTACCACCATATTGTTTCCATTGTTTTTTAAACCTTTCCATTATAATGGGTATGTTTTCTTCACCTATTTTTTGAGCTAGTTTTTTTAAAAATTCTGAATCTTTGTTAGTGTAATTATTATATAAGGTTTCCCATTCTTCTTTTCCTGGAACTACAACATCCAAATCACCAATAGTTAAAGGGAATGATTTATCTATTTCATTAAGTAATTTTAATAACATCGGGTTTTTAGGGTTTTTAAATAATCTGGCTGACCCACCAATAAAGTATTTACCACTTTCTGATGGGTTAATACCAAAAGCTTCAAATATTAAAAAATTAGCCTGATCTAATAAATCATTAATATTGACAGCATCAACTTCATTTAAAGAAGTTTCATTGGCTAAGTATTGGTCAAATTTTGACCAAACTTCTGATGCCATCATATCTTTGTATATCTCAAATAATTTCACTATTAATAAATATCTAACTATTTTTTATTAGTCACATTAGGTTTAATATTTTGGTTACCTTTAATGTGTTGTGGGTCATAAGGACAATGCCTACAACCTGACCCACAACATTTTCCGCGTTTTTTTAAATACCTTTCTGTTAAGATTATTCTCCCATCCTCAAGGTAATAATCTTTTCCTTGTTCAAATTCCATTTTTTAATAATTTACTATTCCAACAAATTGTTTCCAATCTGAATTAACCTTATTTATTTTCTCAACAAAGTATAGATATGTTGGTTTAAAGGGTTTGTGATGCATAGTTAACCCATACTCATTTAAAAATGAATCCACATCTTTATCACCTTTTTTAACATTACAACTACCACAACAAGTTAACAAGTTGTCCCATGTATTAGAACCACCTTTTGACCTAGGTACAACATGGTCTAAAGTTAAATTTTCTTTATCACCACAATAAACACATTTATGGTCATCACGTCTAAATACATTTTGCCTATTTAAATTAACTTTTCTAAAAGGCAAAGTTATATATCTAAGTAACCTAATAACAGTTGGCCTGATATACTTTTTCTTTTCCGTTAATATTGGGTTATCTTTTTCGTGACTGATTATTTCAGCCTTACCTTTAAAAACTAATTTAAACCCTTGTTGTAAAGTAGTTATATTGATTGGGCTATAATCCATATTTAATACCAACACTCTCATAAGAACTTTATTTTAAAAATATTTTATTCTTTTTTTAACTCAACTAAAACTTTTTTAGTGTGTTCATAATCACCATACTCTAGTATAGTAAACCAAAAGATAAAGAACTTCTTTTGGATTTTATAATATTTGTTACCGTAACCGTCTTTTTTTGATTTAATTCGATACATATAAATTATAATTTAGGCAAAAATATTAATTATTTTTTAAATAAAAAAACCCCTAACATCTCTGAAAGGGGTTTTTATTAAAAATTCTTTATTTTAAAAATAAGTTTGTTCAAAATAAAGAATTTGGAATTTATCCCCCTTGTTAACCAAATTAGCTCCATTGATGAAATCATTAAACTCAACCACTGACTCTTTTTGAATTTCTCTAAATTGTTGTAAGAAATCAAACGTGGTTAAATCTTCTTGAAAAACATCTTGTGAGTCTTTGTTGTAACTTTTCATTAAAGCCAACTCAAAATCATAAGCTTTATAAATAATATCTAATAGACTATCAAATTCAAAAGAAGTTTCGGATTGTGGCATTTTAATAACAATGTTAAAATCTGCCAAATACTTTTGAATTGATTGTGCGTGTTCCAATTCTTTGTTTGCATCTTCCTCAAAGAAAGCTGCCGCTTTTTTATAGTTCATATCTTGACACCAATTTGCCGCTGTTCTATAAAGATAGTGTGCGTAATACTCGTCTTTAATTCTATTTGTAAGTATTTCAACTACCTTAGGACTTAATTTATAAAGTTCAGGTTCACCACTTGTTTTTGTTTCTTGTTTTTCAGGTTCGTTTTGTTGTTCATCGTCTTGCTCTAAAATCCTACTTTTTTTAAGTAGTTCGTCTACAATAAAATTAGTTCTTGTTTTCACATTTTTATCCATAACATTATTTTATCTATAAATATGTTAAAGTTTCAAAAAAAGTCATCGGGGTAATGGAAGTTCCTCGACCTCTCCCAATGTTCAGTTCCGTAAACGGACTTGTGCCCTGCCCTTTGTTTTATACCCCTCACCTCTGCGTCTACCCATCCGCCACCTGACTATTTAAAACACATTCTTCAGCCTTCTACTCCCAGCCCCGAGAAATTGTATCTAGCTTAGCCCGCCTCACCGCTGTGTGGGAACTGAAGTTTATGTGTTTTTGTAGTCAGGAGAGGAATCGAACCTCTCTCCAAGGGGCTACCTGACATCCATGTCTGCCATCGGACTCGAACCGACCTTGTATCCAACCTGACTATGTGTGACTACTCCCTGGGTAAGTTTCGTCACGATTTACGTGAAAGGGGTGATCAAGCCCACTAACATCACGGGTGTAGGTTGTCCGACAACCATCTCTCCCAAACGTCAGTTTTTCTCGCCTTAAACTGAATAAACGATTTGATTCCTTGTACCCATCTTTTAAGTGCTTGGTACACTCGGCTCTCAAACTGAACTCTACTGTATGCACTCCCAGTACACCCGCCAGGATTCAAACCTGGGACCTACTCATTAGAAGTGAGTTGCTCTATTCAGCTAAGCTACGGGTGCAATTTGAGGATGAGAAGTCCTCTGTGCTGTGATAACCAGTATATGAATGTTTAAGAGAAGTCCTCCTTATCATTCCTCATACTTCAATATATTCATAACTGGTATTCCTTTCTCAAGGGAACAACACAATTTTTACTGTAGTTTAGTAGTTAAATCACACTCTCGTTTCACTATCTTGATTTAACAGGTTGATACACTTTACGAGTTTACCGTTTCTTACAACTACAATGTTTTTCAATATTTCAAAGAACTAATTTCCGTACTCCCACGGGGAATCGAACCCCGCTTTTCAGGATGAAAACCTGATGTCCTAACCGATAGACGATGGGAGCAAATAAAAGATAAGGTTTTTTTTTAAGGTTACATACTTCCAAGTACCATTGTGTAACCCCTTATCTTTTGTTTTACAAATATAGTAATTATTTTTTTAATTTACTATATTTTATTTTTCTTAAATTAAGGATTTTTTTTATTTTTTTTATAAAATCTGATTTATTATCAGTTTTAATAAATTTAATTCTTGAAGATTCCGAAGTGCCCGTCAATATTCTTTTCATTTTAAAATATTAGTAAAAAAATTTTTCCAACTTTCATAAGCAGGTAAAAAAATTATAACAAAACCTAGTAAACCTACAATAAAAGATAGGATTGAGATTTCATTTTGAATATAATAAAATAAGGTTATTAAACCAAATATTGTCATCACAAATGACAATAAAATGGCTAATAAAGATTTAAAACTTTTCATGATTATTTTTTTACAATTATAATAAATTATTTTTAATTAAACAACGCGTTTTTGTGTTTTTCTTTACGGTTGTATTTTTTCCTGTTACGATAAACATTTGGTCTTGTTGCCATTTTAATTTCTTGGTATGTTAACTCAACTTCTTTCATTTTAGTATAATTTTAAATGTTTTGTTACTTTATCAATATCTTCAGATTTATTAGGACCTATTGCTAAAGTTGTTATGGTTGGTATACCGTTAAACTCAGTTCTTCCCGCATCTGTAATATAATTTGATATTAACCCCAAAGATAACGCTTTTTTATGTAAATCCAAAATTTCTTGTTCAGAATTTGCTTGCAAACATATTTTTGTTTGGCCTGAGTTTATCCATTCTAAAACTTTCTTATCGTTAATTGATAATTGTGATTTTAATAAGAAAGACATTGACGCATGTGCTGATTGGGCACACTCTTTACCTCTTCTCATTTTTAAATCTTTTCTTATTATAATAACTTGTTTCATTTTAAATTAATTCCTGTTAATTTACGTATATTTTTTTTTATCTTCATTTTTAAATATCGATTAACCACTTTGGAGACTGATTTTTCTTTTTGTAAGAGTTTTTCATACTCCAAATCTAAAACATTTTTTTCCATTAATTTGTTCTTAGTATAATTTTATCTTCTGTTCTTTCGATTTTACTAATAATTAAACCTTCTAAATCTTGGTGCACATATCCCATGTCCATCCCAACACTAACAAAAGGTCCACCTGATGGGTCAATTGCGTAATAACCTTTATTATCTTCGTTAAAAAGATAACGATAATAATCACCACCAACCATCTCAAAAAAATCACCTTCTTTTTTAAAGGTGATTTCTTGATTGTATCTATTTTTAATCTTGTATTCCATTTATTTTATTTTTTCTTTCCAAGTGATGATGGTCACAAAGGGTTAAATACCACCCCAAATATTTTCTTAGTTCACCCTTTTCTCCACATTTTTCACAGGTTTCATAACTTTGTTTTTCAGCTTCGGTAATTCTTTTGAATATCTCATTATTACCATCGTTTATATAAAATCTTAAACCACCAAACTTTTCTTTTACTTGACAAAGTTGTTTATTCCAACCAAGTTTGATCAAGTCTTCAATCAAATCTTTAATTATGGGGAACCAACCAGTACCCACCCCAAAAATGGCTGAATTTGTTATTGGTTCTTTATTTGTAAAATAACCACTTTCTAATCCACCAATAGAAATTAAAAATTGGTCCATTTCTTCTCTTGTCATTACACAATTAAATTATCAATTATAATACCTTTCTCGTCTAATTTTTCAATTAGTTTATTAAAAACAGCATCAACACCATCAAAAACAGTTAGTGTTTTTCCTTTTTCTAAATCCATTTCAAGATCCCACTCAATACCTTTACGTGTATTGTGTAATATTTCCCAAATAACTAAAGCCATATCTGTGGCTTTATTTACTCTTTCAAACTCCATCCTATCGTCAAAGTCTGTTAAATCAAATTCTAAAGTCGCTTTACTCATCTTTTAAAAATTTTAATATTTTTTCTTTTACTCCTGATTGTTTAATACCTTCATTAGATTTTGGTGTTAAAACAAAATTATCAATTGCCCACTCATCTTTCCACGGTTCACCAATTTTACCCATATTCAAATCATCAACAGAAACCCAATGTGTTACTTCAGGATGATCGTTAAGATATTGTTTTATTTCAATAGTTCGTATTTGTTCCAACTCCCATCGTGGTGACCATATAAATAAATTACCATGAACCGTACAGTTTTTCAAATCAGGTGTTAATGCGATTGGTTTTTTTATTATACCTTGTGATTCATAATATTCTCCAAGTTCTTCTAAAGTTGCATGTAATTTCCAATCAGAACTAACAACAATTTCACAACCTGTTTCTTCTATTATTTCATTAAGTATTTTAACCGCCTTTTCATCGAAATCATCAAAACGATATTCTACTGGAGCATCTTTTTTTTCTTTACTACTGTCAGGGTTTTCACTACGATACTTTGCCCATTTTTTTGTTCGTCCTCCCCAATTGTTGGATAGACAAATAACTCCATCGTGATCTAAAAACAATACTTTCATAAATAAATTTTATTTTGTTGACAATACAAAGATATGTATTTATCTAAATTTACAATAGTTTCTTTAAAATTTATTTTTTCAAATTCATCAGGCCATCTTTCAGCCTTTTCCTCTTCTTTTAACAAATCAAAACAACTTTTTTTTATTTCCATTACAAGTTGTTTAAGTACTACCGTTTTGTCTTCCCTTTGTTTATATTCAACAACAGTATCCTCCAACTCTAAGCAGTACTCAACCAACTCATTTACCTCATCTTCATTTAACAATGAAGGGTTATTTTTAAAAATCTGATTTATTGATTTCATAAAAACTCTATCTCATTTGTTTTTGGGTCCCAATCAACAGTTAATGGTTTGTTTCGGAACTCATATCGACCATTTAAGACCGCAGCATTTATAAAGTGAGTCGTTCCATCAAAGACGTAACCATAACCTTCATGGATGTGTCCACAAACATGTATTTTTGGCTTTATTTCTTGTATTTTTACCAACAAGTCTTCACAACCAACATTTACTCCGTCATATGGAACAAAATCTAATTTACCAAAAGCAGGTCCGTGAGTTACAAGTATATCAACATCTTTTGGTATCAAGTTCCACTTCTCCATTAGTTTTTCACCACGAGGTAAATTGAATGCCCAATTATGAAATTCAGGTTGCCATGGACTACCCCATATTTTAACCATATTATCTATATCTTCACCAACACCCATCCAATCATCTTGTAGATAATCTATGGTTTTATAACCAGTTAATAACCCTTTAAGTTTTTCAGCGTCATCTTGAAAACCAAAGTCGTGATTACCACATATGAAGACTTTACTGTCGTAGTTATCTATTTTGTCGTACCACTTAGCGAAATTTTCTATTTCATGTACATAACCTCTACTAGATATATCTCCAGCATGTATTAATAAATCACCACCAGTCAAAAAACTATTTATTTGATTGTGTTTATTATGTGTATCCGATATAAATGTGATTCTCATTTTCATAATACAAAGATAATAAATTATTTTGGATTTGCATCAATTAATGTTTGAATTCTTTTTCTTCCTTTTTCCCCTATTGGTATAGGGTTACCTTCTTCATCAATATGTACAAATTTAATATTTGTTCTTAAAACTATATGTTGTTTTCCTGTATAAACATTATGGGCTCTTGCTTCCATATATAATGTAACTGAACTATTACCGACAACAGAAGGGTATCCGTATATTTTTAATAACTGACTTTCTCTTGCTGGTTTTTCAAAGTTACATTTATCGATAGAAACGGTAACCATCCTTGGTGTGTCACATAGTTGCATCGCATACCCAGCAGCCGAAGCGTCAATCCATGCAAGTAATTTACCACCGAATAGATTTCCGTGAAACCCTAAGTCTGATTTTTTAATCGGGTGTGAGTTTAAAAATTCCATTATTATTAATTTATTTTATAACCGCTTTATTTAAAGTGTTTATTAATGCTTGGACTTCCCCAAATTCGTGAAATCTTACATAAGGGTCCGTATTGAAAAATTCAACGTACCAATTATTGTCTTTTATTTCTTCATTTGTTGGTGTTATAAATGTTATTCCATCAACAATATCTAAAACATAATAATAAGACTCATCTTCTTCATGTTCTTTAATTTCTTCTATTTGGAAGCCAAGTAATTGTACCTCTTTTTCTGTCATATTATTTACTTTCTACTATATTATAAGTTCCTTCAATCACACCCCAAGATGATTCTTCGTGAAATTGGTATGTTTGTGCAACATCATTTGAATCCATGGGTCTAGTTAGATACCAAATTTGGTTTTCTTTCCAAGTTACTGTAACTAATTTTCTTCCTTTTGGAAGGTTAATTGTTCCTTCTCCTCCCCAATTTTTTACTTGACTATTCTCAGTACAAGATGTTATCATAACACCCATCAAAATTACTAAAAATACTTTTTTCATTTTACTAATTTTACTTTAATTATTTTTCCTTTTTTATCTGTTTTATATTTGATTCTAAAACTGTCTTCAATTGTATATTCACCTTCTTCCATATTCAAACAATACCACTCACAACTATCGTGATGATATAAATGAACGTGTACTTTTTCAAGATACTCACAACGTTCATACCCTATATCTCGATACCGCCAATTTGAGCAACTTGTACTTAATAACAAGATTAATAATATTATTAAAAAATTTTTCATCTAGACAAATGTTTTACGATAAAAGGTGGGTAGATTCTAACCTCACTACTATCACTATTAAAATAATAAGCAGTATCACCATCAAAACTAATGGTATCTGTATACCATATTGCTGAATGTGGACCTTCTTTTGTTTCAACAGTACCCTCAATTCTGTATTTATATTCCTTATTTGTACAAGAAAATAATAATAAACCTACTAATAATTTTTTCATTTTAATTTATTTTTTTAATTAACCTACTACACCAACTAAACCATCCAGATGATGATCACCAGACATATCAGAACCAACCGGTCTTTTATCCATAATTTTGATTATTTCATCAATATTATATGGGTCCAAGCCGTTCCCATCTACACCAACATCCATTCTTTTACCATTACCAAATTTAGCTTCTCGTCCAAGATGTACGTGACCGTGTAAATGGATAACACCTTTATTTAGTCCGTGCCAGCTCTGTAATGGGTAGTGACATAAAACAAAGTTTCTGTCATTTATTTTAACTTCCAAGTAGTGGTTTACACTTAAAAATTTACGTTGTATTGCCATTCTATCGTTTTCAATATGATGGTCGTGATTTCCAAGTATTAGATGAATGTTTTTACAAACAAGTCTATCTAAAAATAACCCAATATTATCAAAACCACCAAATGAAACGTCACCCAACATTATTAATGTATCATCTTGACCGACACAATGGTTTATACCATCAATAAGTCTTTCATTCATTTGGTCTATTGTTTCAAAATCTCTAACAGAATCAACAGGTATTTCACCATCTTGGGTTCTCCAGTTTGTCACACCACGAACAATATTTTTGTGTCCATAGTGTGTATCTGAAGTTATATATACTTTTCCTGTTGTTAATATTTTTTTAAAGCTCATAATTTTATTTCAAATCTATTTTTCATTTGTTCTATTTTATCTTCTGGAACTCCGTGTTGGTTTATCCCCCCATGACGATTTTCAGCTACTACTGAAAATACTTTATACCCATATTGTTTTGCGATTTCAAAATATGGTTCCATCTCCCATTCTTGGGTAAAGGTGTTTGACACAACAATTTTTTCACGAGCAACTGCCATATCAGTTTTAACCTTATCAAAACACCAAGCGTGAGCATTTTTAATTTTAGTTCCATCAAAAACGTAATTACTTTCTTGATCTAAGAAATACATGTCCGCTTCATAATGATTATCGGATAATGTTTTGGCAAATGTACTCTTACCACTACCAGGTATTCCTCTTACGATATATAATATTTTTTCCATAATACAAATATAGTAATATTTATTTATATGAGAAATTTTATTTTATTTTTTTTATTGATTTTACCGACAACTTTAATTTTTTCACAAAAAAAATTAAGAGATAGTGTTTTAATTAAAACAGATTTATTTAATGTTGTTTATTCTGAAGTTTTAGAACAACCTTTATACGTAGAATATAAAGTTTTATGTTCTTCAGGTAAAGCATCAAGAAAAGGTTTAGACTTTTATACCAACGATTCGATTAAAACATCTGATTCAAAAGATTATGAAAATAATATGTGGGATAAGGGTCATATGGCTCCTGCTGCAGATTTTAATTGTACAAAAGAAATGATAAAAAAAACTTTTACCTATTTAAATTGTGTTTTACAACAACAAGATTTAAACAGAACTACTTGGCGATTACTAGAGGAATATGAACGTTCCCTTTCTTCTAATTTTTCTGTAGAAGTATCTATTAGATGTGTTTTTAATAAATCATCAATTAAACTATCTACTGGAGCTACCGTACCAGTTGCTTTTTATAAAAGCATAAAATATGGTAACAAAAAAGAAGTTTATTATTTTAAGAATGAAAAACCCCTAACAACAGATTTTAAAAAATTTATTGTTAAGGGTTAAATACCCAAATATTTTTTTAAATTAGACAAAAAACCTTCAATATTTTTCTTTCCAACAGGATTTGCTGAGTGAACTAAGTATTGTGGTAATGGTTGGTTTTCGTCCAAACAATATTCAGCAAGAAATTTAGCACAATCAAGACCTGTTTTTTCTGTAATATTACTATAATCTATTTTACCATTAATTACTACACCATTAAAATACTCTTCCATTGCAGTATCACCCAAATCATGGTCAAATGATATAAATTCAGGTAAACCATTCGACTCAATATAGTCAACAAATTGATCATAATTCCTTACAATGTCCCAATCGTTTTCAAAATAAAATTTATTAAACTGGTTTGGAACCAACCCAATTGCGTCCTTTGGTGAACGCACGTCATCCAAAAATAATTTATTATTTTTCATACAATCCGTCTTTTTCGTCGTCTTTCTTCATAGATCTTGGTTCAACAAAATCCCACTTGGTATTTTCAAACTCTTCAATCCATTCTTTCAAATCTTCTCTTGTCCATATTGGAGCAAATGAAGGCCTATATTG